CGGCGTGTCACCGGTAGAGTTTGAAAGGCGCTACGCGCAGAGCGGCAACTGAGTGTCTACAGAACTCTGGCCGGTCCACAGCCAGGCGCATCGCCAAACCCATCCTTAAGTGGTGCGCCGAGCCTACACGAGGGCGTTTGGATGCCGGGTGAGAAGGCTCGGCCTGCGGGGCGCGGTTCTGCGGATGTTGGGGCGGCCATTTGAATGGGGAGCGTGCAGCGTGGGTTGGGCCCGGGCGGCGTTCGCCTTGGTCAGTCTAGTGAGAACATAATATACATTATGCGAAATGCCATATCCGCCTTGGCGGGCTTTGTCGGCTCGGCATGGCAATGGCTGGGCCTCTGGCTCGGCTCTTGCCTGCGCCCTCAGTCCCCGGCCAAGGATGAGATCGCGGCATGATTGAGTTCGACCCGCACCACCGTATCGACTTGACCGGCCCTTGGGCCGGTTTTTCTTTCCTCGGTGATCGTCTGATCACGCCCGAAGGCCGCGAGCTACTTCCCGAAGATCTGGCTTGGCTGTCGCTCACCGCCTGCCAAGCACAGGAATGGCGCCGGATGATGGAAGCTGCACGCTCGGTGCCGTCGATCGACAGTTCCAGAAATGTGAGCAATCGCGACGCCAGCATTCGCCATCATCCTGCCACTGTCGTCAATCTGCGGGACGTGGTGAGCCGGCGCAAACAGCGGTCGACGGTGGCGATGGCTGGCCCTGACGCCGAGCCACCAGCGGCAGTCCTGCCGGTACCGGGGCCGAGGCCTCGCCAGCGCGTGTGAGGCGCGTCCGTAGGGGCGCTGCCCCTACACCCCGACAATGGCTGGTGAGGCGCTACTTGCAGGCGGACCATACCTTGTCGTCCATCTGGCGACCGACCATATAAGGCCGGTTGGAGCCGTACATGCGGAAAACACGCTCTCGCTCGGCCTTGGCGGCTTCACATGCATCCGGATCCTTGTACTGGGAAATGCTGTGCAGGCGAGCACCACCGCCGCCATTCCGATAAACAGGCCGCGTTGGTGCAGGCCGAGGCGCGATAGAGGCTGAATTCTGCTGTCGAATGGCGTCGAGGCGACGCTCATTCTCAATGACGCCCTCAGATCGAGGCGCGACCTCAACGGCCCACGTCTTGGCCGCCTCACCGTTCGCGCACGGCGTTGACTGGTATTCGGTCCCGGCCTTGGTGACGCACTTGTAGATCTGCTGGGCGACCGCAGGCGCGGCGAGTGCACACAGCAGCAATCCGGCTGCAATCCTTGTGAACATGGCATCCCCCTGATGCTTGAGCGCCAAGGGAATGGCTGGCGCTCACGGCGGCAGTATAAGCGCCACCAGCCCAAGGCACGCCAGATGGCCCACGTAGTAGCCGTAGAAGGCCCACCGGCCACGCGGCACCGGGCACGCCACCCGAGACAGGCCCAGCGCCACCGGGATGGCCGCCAGCGCCCACAGGTTGCCGTTGAACCAGCAGATCGAGGCGAACGCCGGAACGAGCAGCCAGTACCGGCGCCGATGGAAGGCCAGCCACGCCAGCAACACGAACCCTACCCCCAACCACTGGTAGTCCACGAATGCTGGCAGGACCGCCGCGGCGAATGCCAGGACAACCCATTTACGTTGACGGGCTGCGTAGATGGCAGCGGCACACAGGGCGAACGTGAGCAGGATGTTCAGCGGCAACCAATAACCGAACGCCAAGGCATGAACCGGCTGCGCGATCAGCCCCCAAGCGCCGAGCCTGCGCACCGACTTGACCGCATCGGCGCCGGGCTGGGCGAGGTTGTAGGCCATCACCAGCGCGAACAGGGGGAACGCTACCCTGCCCGCCTCGCTGAGACCTGGCACATAGCCGCCATAGATGATCTTGGCGACGTGGTCGCACGTCATGAGAACGACGGCCAGCCACTTCAACACCTCGCGTGCGCTGCTGGTCATAGCTTGTTCGGCCCCGGCGCCGTGGTCATGTAGCTGGTGGTGGCATGAGGCGGCGACTCGGGGAAGCTGCCCATGCTGCGCTCGACGTGCTGTAGCGCGACACCTGCGGCCTCGCTGCGGATCCGGCGGGATTCCTCCTGAAAGTGTGCCGACTGCTGATAGTCATTCATGCGGCGCGCCTCAGCCTGATTCGTGTCGAGAAACGGCTCGTATTGCCCATTGACCGCAACCATGCGGCACTGTTCCTGATCCATCACGTACGTGGTGCCCTGCTCCGTCTTGCAGCTGCAACGCCCGATCTGATGCTCACCATTGGCATCGAGCCCATCGCCGGATGCCATGCAGTAAACCCGGGGTGGCTGGTTGGTCGGAATCGAAAGGCTGTCGTACGCGGGAGCGGTCCACGGCTGGCCCTGAATTCGCGGCGTCACCCATGCCACGTAGTCGCTACTTCGGGTGATGGCAGGGGGCTTATCGGCTTGCGGCGCGGCTGCGACCGTCGCTCCCGCTCCGTTCTCCGCCGCTTGCGGCGCCTCTGCCTTGGGTTGCCCCGTTTCAAGCTCCCCCGATAGCTGGGCATGCACGCGATTCACGGACCACCATGCACCACCGATGACCGCGAGCAACAAAGCTGCCGCTGCCGGGTAGTACCAGGGAATGGCCTTCTCGCTGGTGTCCATCACTGTGGACTCATAGAGCCCCATGGGGCGCTTGGGCAGCTTGACCCGCTTCAGGATCAGGGGATGCCCCTTCTCCGGATTCTTTTCGTAGCGGTCGAAAGTGCGCAGATGCGCGAACGGCAAGCCGAATCGACGGCGCACATGGACGTGTCGCTCAATGAGATCCTGCACGAAGTCGTCGCATTGCCGGTCAGGTGACTGGCTGACGAAGATGAAGTCCAAGCCGCGATGACGATGCTTTGCCAGCTGCTCGACGTGGTGCGGAACTGCCGAGCCGGGCCGACGCTTGGGCAGCATGCCGTGTTCATAGGCCTCATCGACCACACACACAGCGCCGTCAGGAAGGAAATTCGGCCAGTCACAGAACTGCTCCGGCGTCATCGGCAGCATGCGCGCTTCGTCGTGCTTGAAGCCGCGCACGTTGCACACGTACACCAACCGCCCCTCATTGCGGAAGTCGATGGCGTGATCGATCGCGTGCAGGGTCTTGCCGTGTCCAGGCTGACCCGTATACCAGTAGATCATTCCTTGGTCACTCCCAGCTGTTGAGCGGCGGAGGTGGGCATCGGAATGATCTTGAACATGAAACGCACCGACAGCGCCGAAAGCACCATCGTCATGAACTGATCGAAACCTACCGCGCCCAAGAAGTTGTGCGCCCAATCAGGCAAGCCGCCGACATAGTCGCTGATGAAGGATTTCAGCTGCGGCAGCACCTGATTCATGGATACCAGCGTGATCCCGGCCACGGACAGGCCCTTGGTGACGATCCTGCCGATACCACCGAAAAGCACAGTCCAAACGAGGTTCACGCCACGCGTGATCCATTCCCAAACCATGGTCATGATCCATCTCCAAAGACGATGCGGAACGAAATGAAAGCGCCCAGCAGCAGCATCACGGCGCGCATCGCTGCAACCAGCGGACACCACCACGTGACGCTGTCGAGAGACACCGCGCCGAACCGGCCAAAGTCCACGGTGCCGAACTGAGGGCAGGAACCGCCACCAAAGCCGCTCTTGTCGATCAGGCTTTCATCGAATTTCCATGACCACTTGCCGGGGCCGTCAACGTCTTCAGCGCCCTCATGCGGATCACCATTGTTGCCTTCGCCAGAGCCCGGCTTGCCGCTGCAAAGCTGCGCCCGCTGGGCGCGGAGTTGGTTGGCCTGCAGGCTGTCACCCGTCACCGAGAACGGCGCATCGCAGTTGCCCACGTCGCCGGTCACGGTGCCGGAATTGCCCTTCTCGGTGGCGCAACGCGTTGCCCAGGTCTGAGAAGCGATCATGCCGAGAATCGGATCGCCACTGGTGGTGGGCGGCGTCTTGCAATCACCGCCACCACCAGCGCTATTGCCGTTGCCCTCGTTGCCACCCTCGCCGGGCAGGTTGCCGTTTCCGTTGCTGCCGCCCTGCCCCGGACCAGAACCATCGCCGGGCGTCGGCTGGTTGCCGTTGGGAGTGCCTTGATTATTGTAAGTCGTGGTGTTGGTGGTGCTGCCGGTGTTGTTGTTCGTGATGTTCGTGGTGCCACCGCTGGGCTGCCAGTTCTCGCCGGGCCTATTGGCCGGCGCGTTCGGGGCAGTATCAGGCGCGCTGATGCTCGCTGCCTCAGTTCGCGGGTTATTGGTTTGAGTGTGACCGGTCTTGTTGGCCGTATCGCTGGCACATGTACGGAATCCACTCGCCGTGCTGATGCAAGTGCGATCCTTGGACTTGCAGACCTTGTAACTGCCGGATTGGTGGCAGTACTCATCCTTGTTTTTGGACCGGCCAGAGTTCTGTAGACACTCAGTTGCCGCTCTTGGGCGACGGCGCCGACGATGACC